AAGTGTAGGAACTGCAGCGTTAGTAAACGCAGACCAAGCAGTATTTCAAGTAAATGACGTATTAGACCCAACAACAGCTGAGCAAGTAATCAGAGTTGGACAAACTATTGTAGTTGTTCAAAACGATGGTTCAGGTATGAACAAAGCAGTTGTAAGTGCAGTAGATAACACTGCTGGTGGTAGAGGACAGTTCACAGCTGACTTTTACGAAGCAGGTGGTTTAGTAACTGCAGGTACGGGTGTAGGTAACGCAGATGTTACAGTAATCATTTACGGTTCAGAATTTAAAAAAGGAACTGCAGGTATGGTAGGTTCTTTAGAAGCTAACGACTTAATTTTCGATAACAAGCCAATTATCATTAAAGATACTTACAACGTGTCTGGTTCTGATATGGCACAAATCGGATGGGTAGAAGTTACTACTGAAGATGGTGCTACAGGTTACCTATGGTACTTAAAGTCTGAGCATGAAACTAGACTTAGATTCGACGATTATTTAGAAACAGCAATGATTGAAGCTGTACCAGCAGAGCAAAACTCTGGTGCTGCTGCTATCTTAGGTAGCGCAGGTGGTGCTGTAAACCCAGGTGCTGGTTCTGATGGTATTTTCTACGCAGTAGAGCAAAGAGGAAACATCTGGAGTGGTGGTAACCCAACAACTCTAGCTGACTTTGATTCTATTATTAGTAGATTAGATAAACAAGGTGCTATTGAAGAAAACGTTTTATTCGTTGACAGACAATTCGCATTTGACATTGACGATATGTTAGCTGCTCAGAACTCTTACGGTGCTGGTGGTACTTCATACGGTCTATTTGACAATGACGAAGAAATGGCATTAAACTTAGGATTCTCTGGATTCAGAAGAGGTTACGACTTCTACAAAACTGACTGGAAATACCTAAACGACCCTACAATGAGAGGGGATTTACCAACAAATACTGGTTCAGGTAAAGTAAATGGTTTACTAGTACCAGCAGGTTCAACTAGCGTATACGACCAAATTCTTGGTAAAAACGCAAAAAGACCTTTCTTACATGTAAGATATAGAGCTTCAGAAACTGAAGACAGAAGATATAAAACTTGGATTACTGGTTCAGCTGGTGGTGCAGCAACTTCTGATATCGATAACATGCAAGTTAACTTCTTGAGTGAAAGAGCTGTATGTACATTAGGTGCAAACAACTTCTTTATATTCAATCAGTAATAATTAATTCAAAGGGGTGCAGCAATGTGCCCCTTTTTTAAATTTTAAATTAAATTAAATCAAATGAAAAAAGATAAAACTTCCACAAAAAATGTGGATACTGTAAAAGTAAAATCCACAAAACCTAAAATAAATTTAGAAGATAAAGCATACAAACTCACAAGAGAGGTTGCTCCTTTATCTTTAATATTAGCATCAAGACATACTAATCGTGTGCCTTTATTATATTTTGATGAAGACACAGGAGTAAATAGACCCTTGAGATATGCAAGAAACCAAAACTCTCCTTTTCAAGATGAGCAAGATGATAACGCTATACTTGAACCTATCGTATTTGAAGATGGTTTTTTATTTGTTCCTAGAACAAATCAAGTATTACAAAAGTTTTTAAGTTATCATCCTGGTAACGGAACAATATTTACAGAGATAAATAAAAAGAAAGAAGCTCAAGATTTAGTAGACAACTTAAACGCAGAAGTAGATGCTCTTATTGAAGCAAGACAACTTGATGTAGAACAAGTTGAAAACGTAGCTAGAGTATTGTTTCAAAGAGATGTTACTACTGTAAGTACAGCAGAGCTTAGAAGAGATATTTTAGTGTTTGCTAAAAGAGACCCTAAAGGATTTTTGATGTTATTGAAAGACCCTATGCTTAAGTTAAATGCAACAATTCAGACAATGATTGATAAGAACTTGTTGCAGTTAAGAAATAAAAACAAAGAGGTATGGTATAACACTCCATCTAATAAAAAGAAAATGTGTAATATTCCATACGGAGAAGACCCTATGTTTATTATTGCATCATTCTTTCAAAGCGACGAAGGCCTTGAATCTTACAAGCACTTAAAAACGCTTGCAAAAAATTCGTAACTTTGTTTTTTGTTTAACCCATAAATTTTTTAACATGGCAAAATATATAACACTAGATACAGCAAGTGACGGTAATGTACACATTAACACAGATTCAATTCTTTACGCAGAGACTGCAAGCTCTACTGCTGGAGAAATTTATCTTACTAATGGAACACACAAATTAACGGTTACTGGAACTGGTTTAACTTCAGGATTTGGTGAGAATGTAAATGCAGCTCTTGTAAAAGCAGCAGAAACTTCTTGGACAAATGCAACAGTGCCAGTATCGAAAGATGGTGGACTAGTATTTACTAGTATCGCTATAGGAACAGTTTAATCCTTCCTTTACTATCGACAGCGAGAAAGCACCTAAATCCTAGGTGCTTTTTTATTTTATGTATCTTTGTATAAACATTTTCAAATGATAAATTCAGTTAGAAATACTGTGCTTGCAATAATTAATAAGAATAACTATGGGTATATATCTCCGCAAGATTTTAACCTGTTTGCTAAACAAGCACAATTAGATTTATTTGATGAATATTTTTTTAACTATAATCAACAAATAAATGAAGAGAATGCTAGAGTGTCAGGTACGGGATATGCTGACATTAAAAAAGGATATGAAGAGGTTATAGATACATTTTCCGTTACTGCCTTTTTAACACAAAAAACTTTAAACACAAGTATTTATTTTTTACCTTCAGCAAGTACAACAGGCTCAGACTATTATTTATTAAACAAAGTTCTTTGTTACTCGGCAGGTAATTTTTTAGGGGAAGCAGAAAAAGTAACACATAGTAAAATAACAATGTTAAATAATTCTTTGCTAACCGCTCCTAACACAACATTTCCTGCTTATACACAGGAAGGTAATTCAATTACAATATTTCCTTCTACTATAAACAGCGGTCAAGATGTACAAGCGCAGTATATTAGATATCCAAAAGACCCTAAATGGACCTATGTAAACTTATATAATGGTGAACCTTTGTTTGACCTAACAGCAGCTGACTATCAAGATTTTGAATTACCTATAGATGATGGAAATGATTTAGTAGCTAGAATTTTACAGTACGCAGGAATAAAAAAAAAAAAAAAAGATGTATTTGAATTTGGAAAATTAGAAGAACAACAATTAGATAATCAAAAATAATTATGGCTTATATAAATCAAAAACAATATTATACTAATAATGGTGTAAATCCAACTAACAATAATTGGGGTTCATTTCAATATGTTTCTCTTAAAAATTTAGTGAACAATTTTTTACTTATGTATGAGGGAAACCATGAAATGGTTAATAATGTTAATAGATTTAAAGTTTTGTTTTTTGCAAAAAGAGGAATACAAGAATTAAATTACGACGCTTTAAAAGAAATAAAAGCATTAGAATTAAAAGTGTATGATGATTTAAAATTTGTTTTACCTTCTGATTATGTTAATTGGGTAAAACTATCTTTATTTAAAGATAATGTTATTCGTGATTTAGTTGAAAATATTCAAGTTCAATCTGCAACCCAATATATTCAAACCGGAAGTTCAGCATTTACTTATGACGCATCTGATAATGTAAACACTCAAACATCTAGTTTAGATACATCAAGAACTGATGGTTCACTTAAAAGTATTTATTTAAATGATGTAAGAGAAGAGGCGGTAAACCCTGGTTGTAATAATTGTGAGGATGATATTTATCAATCAAAGATAGGAGCACGTTATGGTCTTAATACTGAAACAGCTAACTTTAATCCTACATTTACAATAGATAAAGCTAATGGAGTGATTAATTTTGATTCAACTATGGCAAATCAACAATGTATTTTACAATACATATCTGATGGAATGGAAAATGGAAATGATTCTAATATCAAAGTGAATAAATTATTTGAAGATTATTTATATGCTTATATAAAATATTCAATATTAAATAATAAATTTGGTGTACAGGAATATATAGTGAATAGAGCAAGAAAAGATAAACAAGCTTTACTTAGAAACGCTAAGATTAGATTGAATAACATTCACCCAAGTAGATTACTTATGAATTTAAGAGGGGAGAATAAGTGGATAAAATAAAATGGCAAACCTTCAAAGAAATTTTATAGCAGGCCGTATGAATAAAAGCCTTGAACAGAGGCTTTTACCTAATGGTGAATATACAAACGCTGTAAACGTAAGGTTAGGTTCTACCGAACAATCTGAAATAGGTTCTGTTGAAAACTCAAAAGGTAACACTAAATTAACACAATTAGCATATATAAATGGAACTCTTTTAAGTGATAATGCAAGATGTATTGGAGCTTATGAGGATAGTGCTAATGAAACTTTGTATTGGTTTGTACACGACCCAACGTTTACAATAGGGGCTACAGGAAAACTTGATTTAATAGTTTCATTTAATATTCAA